GAGCTTCTGCGGTTTGAACCAACGCAACAACAACGGTAGCAGGTAGCGGTGGGGCTGGAACGGCGTCTTCAATAACTGGTTCTCCGGTTACCTATGCTGGTGGTGGAGGTGGTTCGACTTACAACGGAGGAACCGCTGGAACTGGTGGAGCTGGTGGTGGCGGTAACGGTGGGGCTGCGTCTACAACAACATCAAACAATGGAAGCGCTGGAGGAATAAATCTTGGAGGTGGTGGAGGTGGAGGAAACTCTCACCCAAGCGGAAATGGTAATGGTGGAGCTGGAGGTTCTGGAGTTGTCATTCTGAAGTACCCTGCTGGATACACAATAAACATAGGGGCTGGCTTAACTGGTACAACTGCTACAAGCGGTGAATTTAAGATAACAACCCTTACTCTTGGAACTGGAAATGTAAGTTGGGCAGCATAGTGGCACATTACGCATTTTTAGATACGAACAACATTGTCACCGAGGTTATTACTGGCATTGACGAGAACGAGCTTATTGAAGGTCTTGATACTGAAACTTGGTATGGCAACTTTAGAGGACAAGCCTGTAAAAGAACCAGCTATAACGGAAACATTAGAAAGAACTACGCTGGAATCGGATTTACTTACGACTCCGAGCGCGACGCTTTTATCGCACCAAAGCCATACCCTAGCTGGCAACTCAACGAAGAAACTTGTCAATGGCAACCACCTACCCCAAAGCCGAGTGATGGCTTTACCTACTACTGGAACGAAGCAGAACTAGCTTGGGAGCTAGCAGACTTCTCTAGCAATAACTAATGGCTGAGGAAACAACTGGGGTACGCATTACCCAGCAAGCAATTTACGCTAAGCAGCTTGAGCATGGGGAAACCCTTGTCAAGATCCTTGAGAAGCTGGACCACTTAGACGAGGTTCCTGCACGCTTGAGAGAGGTAGAGCTAACACTTGCTCGCCTGGCTTGGATTGAAAAGATTGCCTACACAGGACTCACAGCCTCAGTTGTATCTCTTATTGGCCTAATTATTGGAGTTGTAAACAGATGACATCAAAACCACAAATGCCCCTAGATGGCAAGTTCGGCAAAGACTGGAAAGTCACCAGCCCTTTCGGTTGGAGAATCCACCCTATTGAGAAGTACAAGAAGCATCACAACGGCGTAGATCTTTGGGGACCAAAAGCAAAGATTTGGAACGAAGCTTGGCACGATGGCAAGGTCATCGCTGCTGGCACATCAAAGCTAAAGAACCCAGACGGCTCCCTAGGTGGCGTTGGCTACTATGTAGACCTAAGAGTCATCATTGACGGTCAGCCTTATGTCACACGCTACGCTCACATGGTTGAGGGTTCGCTGGCTGTAGTCAAGGGCGAAAGAGTCAAGGCTGGAACTCGGTTGGGCATCATGGGCAACACAGGCGCTTCGGCTGGCAGACACCTTCACTTTGAGATTTGCAAGGGTCGCGTTCACCGCTGGGCATCAGACGGCAAGGGCTTTGTAGATCCGCTGAAGTTTGTCAAGGCAACTATCGCCAAGTGGGAGCTAAACGCTGAAGTAAACCTAGCTACCCCAGACACAGGTGAAGTCCTACCTGCACCAGTTCACGAGCCAGAGCCTAAGTTACCGAAGGTAAAAGAAGAAAAGGTCAAACCTAAACTTGCTAAATAGATTAGCTAAGAACAAAAGCCTACGACTACTGTTTGTAGGCTTTTTTCTTTTCTTCATGGCTTGGCAGCCTACTCCCGCCTACGCTGCACAAGCTTGGGCCTCAATAACCTGTGCCGACTCGATTGGCAATCAAAGAACATTTCAGACAGGATGGAACAATGAAAATAACTACTTCTTGGACAAAGGAAACATTGCTCAGCACTTTTGCGAAGGTGGGTATGCTGGTTCTTTCACCAGCTTTGTTAGCGTTGTTTCTAATGACGGCGGGGAGCTGGATAGTTCTTTGCTTTACCATCCTGGTTACAGTCCTACTCCCACTTCTAGTCCTACTCCTACTCCTGAACCTAATCCTGTGGATCAAACAACGGACACAACAGTAAGGACAGAAGATGTCGAACGCACAGAAGATGTTGCTCGCACTGAGGAAGTTGTCAGAGAGCCTGAGCCAGTGGCTACGGTGGCTCCCGTAGAGCCAGCACCAGAGCCACAGCCCGAACCTACACCTGAACCAACCCCAGAACCCACTCCAGAACCAGAACCTACTCCAGAACGCCCTGAGAAGCCCGTAGAGACTCCGAAGCCCGTAGAAAGCCCGACACCTACCCCTGAACCTACTGAGCCTTCTACGCCGATTACAGAGCCTGAAATTCTATCCGAACCTGCCCCAGAATTGGTAGAAGAACCAATTAGCATCGAACTAGCGTTAGAAGCGGTTGGTAAACTTGTAGACAACCTACGCTCAATCGGGTCGGACCTAACTCCAGAAGTACGAGAGCAGGCACAGCAAGTAATTGTTGCGTCTGTAATCGTCACCCAGGTCGCATTAGCAGGTAGGAAACCTTGAAGTTCATAAAAGACCAACTAGATCAAGCTTGGACAATTCTTGGCTTGGGTATCGCTTGGGTCGTACTCGAAGGCACAGCTAAAGACTTTGTAGGTTGGGCCATCCTCATCACCATTGCTATTTGGGCAGCAACTTACCCTCTAAGGAAAGACTAATTATGTGGCTAGACATCGCACGCAGAACCATCGCAGTAATCATCCTCAAGGTCACAGGAATCTTTGTAGGTGGTTCGGTTATCGGACTTGAAGTTATGCAGGCTGTAGCCATGGCTGCTTTTGCTGGAGTTATAGATGTTGCTCAGGAGCTTTCAAGAGCTTACCTGTCAGACGGCGAAATTGACCCCGAAGAAATAAACAAGACCTTTGGCAAGATTGGCAGCAAAGAAGTCAAGAAGGACTAACTTCTTCTTCTCTCGCTATCTGTAGTTCCGCCCCAGATTCCGTGCATACCCGCTGACACGGCATAGTCAAGACATCTAATCTTTACTGGGCATACCGAGCAAATAGCCTTAGCCTCATTAGCGACAAGTTTTCGGTCATGGGGACTACCCACAAGATCATCTGGAAAAAACAGATTTGGGTCTACGGCACACCCCACTCCGCCTGGCACATCCCTAATGGCTTCTTGAAGCTCGATGTATTTGCGTTCTAATTGTCGGTGGCTAAGCATAGGTTTACATTACAGAAAAAACCCGCTAATGTGAAATCCCACACCGAGTAGATGTGGGATTCACGCCAAATGAAAGAGAGGGAAACACTTGGCCTTACTAAAGCTACCAAGCGTAATAAACGAGATACAGGATGCCGTACTCCTAGGAGACTTTGAGAACGGCTCCCCAGAGTGGCACGAGCTACGAAACGAACCTGGTGCTATCGGTGGTTCGGACATTGCAGCAATCGCAGGTTTGTCACAATGGGAAAGCGCCTATACAAAGTGGGCAAAAAAGACAAAACAAATTCCAGACAGCATTGAGCCGTCTATGTCTATGCGACTCGGAACCAAACTAGAAACACCAATCGCAGAAATCTTTGCCGAGGAACATCCTGAACTAGAACTTTACACAACAGGAACTTGGGCAAACAAAGAAGAACCATGGATGCGTGCAAACCCTGACGCAATCTACGCAGACTCAACTGGTGAGTTCGGAATCCTAGAAGTCAAATTCTCACGCGACTACTGGACATCAGTGCCTCAGTCTTACCGCGCACAAGTTCTTTGGTACATGCGGGTATTCGGTTTGAAGCAAGCAAAGCTTGTTGCGCTTGCAGGATCTAGCTATCAAGAGTTTGACATTGAGTGGGACCAGTTTGAAGCTGACGCTTTGTTTGCGGCTGCCATTCGGTTTCGCAACCATGTTGTGCAAATGCGAGCGCCACAGTGGGATGGTTCCAACTCAACACTTGAGACAGTCAAAAAACTAAACCCAAACATCTCAGATGGCGAAGTAGACCTAGACGATTTGGGTATGCATTACTTCAACAAGCTTGATGAGTTCGAGCGTGTTGAAAAGGAAATCACTGAGCTAAAGAGTAGAGTCCTATCTGCTATGAACGGCAACAAGAGGGGCTTGATTTACGGGGAACACAGAATTAGCCTCAGAGCTAGGGGTGCGGGACTTCCGTACCTACACCACGAGAAGGGAAAATAAATGGCTGGATTCAATTTACAAGACTACGAAACAGTAGAAGAACGCATCAGGCGCTTTTACAAGGACAATCCTGATGGTCGCATCTTGACCGACAACATCACCACGCTTCAGGACCGACAGGTCGGAACTTGGGTGACTAAGAGCTACATTTACCTAAATGCTGGAGATCAAGAGAAGAACTTGGTCAAAGCAACTGGACTGGCGTTTGAAATTGACTCAAGCAAAGGACCACAGGCTACATCTGCTCTTGAGGTATGTGAAACCAGCTCGATTGGTCGCGCACTAGCTAACGCTGGGTACTCAGGGAACAAGAGAGCATCAAGAACTGAGATGGAAAAGGTCGCTAGAGGTCAGACTCCAGCAGCACCACGCAAAAACTGGATGACAATGGCCCTTCTAATGCGCGATGACCTAGACGGTCTTAGACTCTTATACAGCGAAGCTAAAACTGCCAACGCTTCAAAAGAAACCTTAGATGGGATTGCCAAAATTGCCAATGAATCATCTGGAGCTGAACATCTTGATAGCGAGCCTGCGGGAAGTGCAGGAGTGTCTGAATGAGCAATGGGCTAGGGGCAACTACCCCGATGTGGACAAAATGTGGCAATTACAAAGAGAAAAGTCAGAGAGGCTGAGAAATGGAGATTATTTCACCGACACACATCATCCAGGAGCTTCAGAGACTAACAGCGGAGATGGACAAGGGCAGTAACGCCCTCTATGACGCTGAGTGCAAAATGGCGGATGCCGAGGCTGCGTACGACAAAGCTGTTTCCCTTGCGTTCATAAACAACCAAGGAACCGTAGCTGACAGACAGGCTGTGGCTAAGTTGCAGTCAGTAGATCAAAAGCTACAAGCTGACCTAGCCAGAGCTGAGTTCAACAGGGTCAAAACGAAGATGAAAACCCTGTCTGACCAGGCAACCATGATGGCTGTAATGTCCAAAAATGTTGAACTTCAGTGGCGGACACCCTAGCTGGTAGCCTTGAAAGGTGATTGCTGAAAGCTGCTCATGTGGGGCTAAGTTCAAAACTGACGATGCCAAGGCGATAGCTCTAGTCAGAGAATGGCGAAGGAAACACAACTGTCAGGAAGCTGCATCCGAAACAAGAGACTATGAAATTAGCTCGACTATCGGTTTTTCGGCTGATTACACTGGCACAGGACTAGACCTACCCGCAAAGAAATACGACCCCTGGGAAGATGAATAGCAAAGAGTTTCAAAAATACATTAGACGCGATGAAGGAATTTGTTGTCATTGTGGAACTGATGACGATACACTCGTGCCACAACACAGACTTGGAAGGGGAATGGGCGGATCTAAAGAACGGGATGTTCCATCAAACATCATCGTAATTTGCTCATTAGCAAACGGACAGCTAGAGTCAAATGCAACCTTCGCTCAGATGGGTAGAGATTTCGGTTGGAAGCTGACACAGGGACAAGACCCAAAGAAAGTTCCTGTTTGGCTGGCAGATGGCTGGTATTTGTTAGACGATGAGTTTGGAAAGAAAAGAGTAAACCCGCATAAAGAAGCGGACTAGAAAGAGGGAAAAGAGAAATGCAGACTTTGTATCGGTTCTACGATGCTGAGGGTAGCTTGCTTTATGTTGGCATAACCAAATTCTTTGAGCCAAGACTAAAGCAGCACTACAAGAACGCCGAGTGGTTCTTTGATACAGCCAGCGTAAAGCTAGAGCATTATCAGACAAGGCAAGAAGTTGAACGCGCTGAAACTCAGGCTATTGAGCAGGAGTCTCCAAGGTACAACATCGCCAAAAGCTTAGACAAAGAAGTTGCTTTGGATGCACTGGCACTATTGAGAGAGACTAGGGAAAATGCCACTAATTAGAGGACACCACAGCTTTGATGACCACTACACCCAGATACCAAATGACTGGGTGCGTGACAGCAGAATCAGCCTAAAGGCGATTGGCTTGCTCGCTCAGATTATGAGTCACAAGCCTGGCTGGAACCTTAGCCTGCGCTCTATAGCTCGAATAAATGAGACTGGTGTAGGCACAATCAAGTCTGCTGTCGAGGAACTTGAGCAGTTTGGATACTTGGTTCGCTCTAAAGATCAGCTACACAACCAAGACGGGACTTTCGCCGATTACCTATGGACAACTGCCGACCCGTTCCAAAACCCCGTCACGGTGAAAACCGCGCACGGAAAACAGGACACAAAGAAGACTATTACTAAGAACACTATTTCTAAAGAAAGCACCAATAGAGCTTCGCAAATTCCAGATGACTTT